GATCTGGCGCGTTCTGGAGGCACTGGCACAATCGCGGTCGAGCTCCAGTTCCATCCGCCAGACAGGCGAGAGCGCGACGACGACAACCTCGTCGCATCCTGCAAGGCCATGCTCGACGGCATCGCGGCGGTCATGGGCGTCAACGACTCGAGGTTTCGGATTGCACACTCTCGCCACGATCCGTACCCCGGGGGAATGGTCAAAGTCATCGTGAGGTGGTAATCGTGACCAAGAAGGCCTCGACTCCATCCGAAAATAGCGGGAATGATCGGCCGATCGACCCGGCGGCGCAGCTTCGCCCGGACGGCAGGCCGCGCGGCGGGCGCCGCAAGGGCGAGCCGAACAAGATCACCGGCAGCATCAAGGAGATGATCGAGACGGCGCTCAGCAACGCCGGCGGCGCCGAGTACCTCACCCGGCAGGCGAAGGCGAACCCGGCCGCGTTCATGGCCTTGGTCGGCAAGCTCGTGCCCAAGGACCTCAAGGTCGAGGGCCACCTGCAGGTCGACCACAAGGCAGCCGTCTCAGCCGCCGTCCAGGCCATGATGGCGAACCTCTTCAAGCCGCCCACCGAGGGCGCGAAGTGATGAAGCTCGGCCTGTTCGGCACGCCACTGATCGTGCGCAAGCTGTCCGAGTCAGGGGCCGGTGGACGCGCAGAGTGGCTCATCGTCGAGCCGCTGCTCTACCACTCCATGTACCTCGACGAGATCGTGCACGTTCACGAGGGCTTCGTCACCGACTTCGCCACCGTCCCGCGCCTGCCGATGACCTACCTGCTGGCAGGCGACACCGGACACGCCAGCGCCGTCGTGCACGACTTCCTGCTCCAGGAACCGCGCGAGCGCATGCCCTGGTCGATCGCCGCCAACGTCTTCCACGAGGCCCTGCTCGCAGAGGGCGTGCCCCCATGGCGCGCAGCCCTGATGTACGCCGCCGTGCGCGCCGCCGGCCCCTTCATCGACCGCAGACCATGATCCGCACCGCAGCCATCCTCGCCCTCGCGCTCGCCCTGGCTGGCTGCGAGACCATGCTCTCGAGCCGCGTCGCGTGCACCGTCGACGGCTCCGAGGCGATCTTCGTCACCCGCGCCGGCATCCTCGGCACCGCCGCCCCGATCGACCCGCGCGACGCCGAGGTGATCTGCGCGCGCCAGACTCTGAACTCGATCTTGCGTTGAAGACCCCGACCTTCGTCTACCGGGCGGTCGTCCTGCGCATCGTCGACGGCGACACCGTCGACCTCGACGTCGACCTGGGATTTCGCGCGAGCATCGAGATCCGCACTCGGCTGATCGGCATCAACGCCCCCGAGCTCAACACCGAGACCGGCCGGCTCGTGCGCGACGCCCTCGCAGCCCATATGCCCCCAGGCTCGGGCGTCGTCGTGCGCACCTTCAAGGACCCGCGCGACAAGTACGGACGATGGGTCTCCGAGATCGAGCACAACGGCGTCGACGTCAGCCACTGGATGCTCGACAACGGCCACGCCGCCATCATGACGGGCCCCAGGTCGTGATCCGCCCAGTGCCAGTGCCAGATGCCGTCGAGCTTACCGGCAAGCAGGCCTGGGACGCGCTCGTCGAGCACTTCGGCGTCGAGGTGATCGACACCGAGCCAATGCCACTCGACGAACTGCCGGCGCTGCCCACGCTCGAGGAGACCGAGCTCGAGCGCTGGGCGAGGGTGCTCGCACCTCTCGATGACGCCGCACGACGGGCAGCTTGAGGTCCTGCGCAATGCGCGCCGCTTCAACGCAGTCGCGTGCGGCCGGCGTTGGGGCAAGACCCGCATGGGCATCTGGATCGCCCTCACTGGCGGCACTCCGAACCACCAGAAGGCCCTCGCACAGGGCTACGACGTCGGGTGGTTCGCGCCGTCCTACAAACTGCTCGACGAGGCGTGGCGCGAGTGCAAGTCGGCCCTCGAGTTCATCGGCATCGAGCGCCTCGACTCGCAGCGCATGCGCATGGAACTGCGCACCGGCGCGGCGCTCGACTTCTGGACCCTCGAAGACCAGGACGCAGGCCGCGGCAGGCGGTATGGCGTGACGATCCTGGACGAGGCGGCGATGTCGCGCTACCTCGAGCCGGCCTGGAACGCCAGCATCCGCCCGACCCTGACCGACTTCCAGGGATCGGGGTGGTTCCTCTCGACGCCCAAAGGAGGGAACTACTTCAAGCAACTGTTCGACCGCGGCCAGGACCAGTCTCGCTGGCCCGAGTGGGCGTCGTTCCGATCGCCGACGGCGTCGAACCCCTACATCAAGCCCGAGGAGATCGAGGAGGCTCGCAAGTCACTGCCCGAGAGGATCTTCGCCCAGGAGTACCTCGCGACCTTCCTCGACGAGGGCGGCGGCGTCTTCAGGCGCGTGCTCGACGCCGTCGACGACACGCTGCCGACGCTCCACACTCAGGCCTCGCCCGTGCCCGGCGCGTCCTACGTCATCGGTGTCGACTGGGGCCGGCACGCCGACTTCACCGTCTACGTCGTGCTCGACGCGCGCACCGGCGCGGTCGTGAGCGTCGACCGGTTCACCGACATCGGCTTTCGGATCCAGCGCGACCGACTCAACGCCCTGGCGCAGCGCTTCCCGGGCGCGCCGATCATCGTCGAGCGCAACTCGTTCGGCGAGGTGCAGGCCGAGGAACTGCAGCGCGACCCGATCATCGGCGACCGGGTGCGCACCTTCATGACGACCGCGGCGTCGAAGGCGCAGATCATCGAGGACCTCGCGCTGGCCTTCGAGCGCGGCGACATCCGCATCCCGCGCCTGCCCTGGTTCATCACCGAGCTCGTTTCGTTCGACGCCGAGCGCATGCCAAGCGGCATGCTGAAGTACGGTGCACCGCCCGGCCAGCACGACGACGGCGTCATGGCCCTGGCGATCGCGTGGCACGGCCGGTCGTTCGGCGGCTCGGCCTGGGCATCACCCATCAAGTACCCGTCGCTGGGAGCAGTCGCGTGATCTCGTTTTGCGCCGCGGTGCCGTGCGACCTGCACGAGGCTGACGACATCCTGACGAAGTACGGGCGCTGGGCAGCTGGCGGCGGCAGCGCGCGCACCTGTGGCAGTGCCGAGGGCCGATACCGGGCGCCAGGACGAGAGGCGCTCGAGGCCCGCCGGCAGCCCGCCAGCCCGCTCGAGCCGGCGCAGCGCGACGCCGCGCAGCGCGCCCTGGCTCGCGTGTCGCCGGCGAACCGAACCGTGCTCGCCGCGCTGTACGTCCCGTCCCGCTGGCCGATCGCGCGCCAGCTTCGAGCCGCCGGCGTCAGCCCGCGCGAGTGCGCCTCGCTGCACCTGCATGCGCTGCGCCAGTGGTGGGGCCTGTACGGACTGGCTCTGCGCCACGAGATCCTTACCCTGGGGTGATATAGTGCGCCTCGATCCGACATCGGACGGCCGGCTTGCCCTCGGGCAGGCCGGCGCGCGCCCGGTGCTGGGTCCTCCTTGTGTTCTCCCTTCGGTTGGAAGCCTTGGGCCCCTGCGGCAGCGCCGCCGGGGCCTTTTTTTCGCCCTAGCGGGCGCGGCGCGGGCGGTCGACACGCCGGGACATGGGCCGCAGCGCAGGATGCGGACCACGAGCCCCAGGCGTGTCTCCCGTCAGGAACAGCGGCAGGCCTGCGCACCTACACCATGAGCAAGACCAAGTACACCGAGATCGAGCTCAAAGCGCTGATCGAGCGACAGCTGACTAATTCGCTTGGCGCCGACGGTACTGAGATCGCGCAGCTTCGCGCGCGCAACCTGCAGTACTACTACGCCGAGCCCGAGGGCGAGCTCGCCGGCCCCGACATCCCGAACCGATCGTCGATCGTCGCCACCGACGTCCCCGACACGGTCGAGTGGATGCTGCCATCGCTCGTGCGCGTGTTCGCGCAGAGCAAGGATAGCCTGCAGTGCGAGCCGCGCCGGCCGCAGTACGCCCCGAGCGCCAAGCTCGCCGAGGAGTACCTCAAGCAGATGTTCTGGGAGCGCCTGGGCGGGTTCACCATCCTGCACCACTGGTTCAAGGATGCCCTGATCCAGAAGGTCGGCTTCGTCAAGGTCTACTGGGACGACGACGCCGTCGACTCCGAGGAGTCGTACGCCGGCCTGCTGCCAGAGCAGGTGCAGATGCTCCTTGACGACCCGAGCGTGCGCGCTGTCGAACAGGAGGCGCGCACCGAGACGGTCGCCGGCCAGCAGGTGCAGGTGTTCGACATGACCATCTCTCGCAAGGGTGAGCAGGGCAGGGTGGTCGTCGAGAACGTCCCGCCCGAGGAGATGCGCATCCACCGGCGCGCGCGCTACGGACAGGACCCGATCTTCATCGCCCAGGTCATGCGCAAGACCCGCGGCGAGCTCGAGGAGGAGGGCTACGACCTCGACAACGTCTCGAACCACGAGGGCTACACCGAGGAGGAACTGCAGCGCGTGCGCGGCTCCATCGGCACCTCGTACGGGCATACGTCGGACGACGAGGGCGAGCTCGAGGAGTTCCGCGTCGCCGATTGCTACCTGCGCATCGACTACGACGGCGACGGGGTGCAGGAGTGGCGCCGCGTCCTGATGATCGGCGACGAGATCTTCGAGAACGAAAAGTCCAAGGGGCACCCCTTCGTGTCGTTCTGCCCGTCGCCGATGCCGCATGTCTTCTTCGGCCAGTGCCCGACCGATCAGGCCATCCAGCCCACCCGCTTCAACACCGCGCTGCTGCGCTCGCTCTCCGACAACGTGCAGCTGACGGTCAACAAGCGCATGGGCGTCGTCGAGGGTCAGGTCAACATCGACGACCTCGTTCAGAACCGCCCGGGCGGCGTCGTGCGCATGCGAACGCCGGACGCGCTCGTGCCCATCGAGCAGGGGGGGCTCGACCCCGGCGCGTGGCAGATGGTCGAGTGGGGCGAGCAGTGGCGCGAGCGCCGCACCGGGTTCACGCGCTACTCGCAGGGCCTGAGCCCTGACGCGCTCAACCCGACCGCCACCGGGGTGAACGTCATCACCGAGAAGGCCGACCAACGTGTAGAACTTATCGCGCGCATCGCCGCGCAGTCGGTCGCCGAGATGTTCACCAAGGTGCTCGACTGCGCCGCGCACTACCAGAAGTCGGCTGAGATCGTCGAACTCATGGGCGAGTGGGTCATGGTCGACCCGCGCGAGTGGAGCAACGGCTTCCGCATCAAGGTCGACGTCGGCCTGGGCACGGGGTCGCGCGACCGCAAGGCGGCGGCACTGGCCGGCGTGATCCAGACCCAGATGCCGCTGCTGCAGGCCGGGCAGCTGCCTGCTCAGGCGATGATCGTCGCGGCTCGCGACCTCGCAGACGCTGCAGGCTTGAACCGCGGCGACGAGTACTTCCCAGACGCCCCGCCGCCGGGCCCGCAGCAGCCCCCGCCGCAGGTCCTGGTCAAGCAGATGGAGCTCCAGGCCGACGCGCAAAAGTTCCAGGCTCAGACGGTCGTCGAGGCGCAGCGCGCCGAGCTCGAAGCGAACCTGGAGCGCGAGCGCATGGCCGCGCAGCAGCAGGTCGACATCACCCGCCAGCAGGCCGAGGCCGAGCAGCAGGCGCTCAAGGCCAAGCTAGAAGCCGAGCTTCGCGAGCGCGAGGCGCAGATGAAGGCGATGTTGGAGCAGCAGCAGATCGAGTTCAACAGGTGGAAGGCCGAGTACGACCGCGAGACGGCCCTGATGCTCGAAAGCCTGCGCCAGATGAACGCGCCGCAGCCCGCCGGCCAGGACGGCGAGGGCGGCGAAGGCGCCGCGCCGGCGAACGCCGGCGTCGATCAGGCCGTGCTCGTCAAGACCATCGAGGCGGTGAGCGCGGCGCTCGACAAGTTGAGCAAGCCCAGGACGATCGTGCGCGGCCCTGACGGGCGCGCGCAGGGCAT